GCTGCGGTCGAAGGCGATACGACGCAGCCCCTTGAAGGCGCGGCGATGGTCGGCAGCCCCGCCCAGACCGGATGCACCCCAACGACTGCGGGTATTCCAAGAGGCAATGGTATCTTCATGGGTGGCCGTCGAATCGCCATTGATCATGGCGTCTTCGTAGCCGTCACGCAGGGCACGGCCCAGGCGACGCTGGATTTCGGGCAGCAAGGGGAAGATGCTGTCTTCAAGGGCGCTGTCGTCGATCATGGTACGGCCTGCGAATTTGACAGGCTCAATGCTGGTCGACCCAGAGGTGGGGGTGCTGGGGGTGTACTTGGCGGGGTCGTCGCTGCTTATCTTGCCAGCGAGGTAGGGCCGGATCACATCGGTGATTGAGGGCATGACCATCGGGCCAGGGATGTCAACGGTATTGAAGAGGCCATCGATCCCAGGAGGGGCGTAGTACTCCTCGTAAAGAACAGGCGACCAATTGTCAGGAATCCACTCAGCGCCTGCAGAACTGGTATCGCTGATGGCCTTTTCAATACCACCGCGAATCTCACGGGGGGCTTGAGCAAGGTGACGCAGGATCTTCTTGTCGATGTTGGGCGTAGCCGCAGGGTCTTTGGGGCCATTACCCAGGATCGTGCGGACATGGTGGCGAGCAGCATGGAGCACCAAAAGCTCTTGATGCCAAGCGTCAACGGGCGCAGAATTGAAGAGGCCAGCCTGCTCAACTTCAATCGCTTGGCCCGCAAACTGGACCTTCTGCATACCAGACTTCAGGCAGACTTCACCCTTGCCACCCATGAACCGCTGGAAGTTGCCACCGATGGGCGCGGTCATTTGGGGGTTGTGGGCGCGCTCTTGCAGTGCCTGAAATTTGACGGTCAAGTCTTCGATAGCCCGCTTCTGGGCTTCATCGTTGCCGGTGAGGGTGGCCAAGGTCGCCTTGGCCTGGGGGAGGAAGTCTTGGACTTCTTGAGGGGTGACGCTGGAGGCCATCAGTTTCCTTTAAACCACTCTTCGAGGGTTTCGTTTTTGGGGGGTTGGGGTTGGGATCGAGACAATGAGCCAGCAGCAAAGATGCGTTCAAGCAGCTTGCTCGCGAGCTCGTCAAGGTTGATACTGGGCATTGATCGTTGAGCCAAGGCTTCTGGGTTGGCTGGTATCGCCACCACAGATACCTCTAAAAGCTCGCAGTCGTAGTACACATAGCCGTAGCCATCGGTATAGGCGGGGTCGTTCTGGGGAAGCAGTGACCGCTGGGTGACGCGGCCCGGCATGAAGCCGACAGAGACGGCGCTCAAACTGCCTTCCATCACTTTCTGGGCGACAAGTTGAGACTTAGGGTCTGTACCCCAGACCACCTCGACCGTCAGGGCACCAGCAACCACACCAACTGAAGCAGCACGCCCTACAGTGGCCTCAACTTCGTAGCAGTGATCAACCTGAATAACCGGGTTCATGCGGTAGTTATCCAGCATCCAAGTGCCTTGGTCCACCACGTCGTTGTAACGATCTGGCGCCGCCGTTGACGCGATGAATGTGGCACGCTCCATGGTCGGAGGTACGACAGCACGATTCACCAGCATCAATCTGCGTTTGACAGCTTCACTCATTGGGTCACCTTTGGTATCGTCGTGCATCGACAGTTTACGCACATTCCAGCAGCATCGAAATCACCTGGGCCGCTACCCTTCTTGCCAGCATAGTCACCAGATGGCACCGTAAACACACCACCAAGCTCGATAACTTGGCCGTCAAGGCTTTGGTGGGCCTCACGCACGCTGGCATCGCGTGACGATAGCCATTCGCGTTGGATATGGACGCCCGTGTCAGCATGCACATTCTGCCAAGCAGCCTGGGCACCTGCGTTTGTGCTACGCGTCGTCTCGGTGCGTGCGATGGCCAGCGACCGACTTGGTGAGAATCCGGCTGCGTTGGCGATAGATGCTTGAATATCGTTGACCGTCGCACCCGACTCGATACCGTCAGCAATGATGGCCGCAATCGTATCGCGTGTCGTCGCGTTGCACCTGGACACCATGACACCCAAAAGCTGCTCAGCAACAGGGTCAACGCGTGCAACATCGAGGCTATATCCCACTGCACTGGCCGCCCGCTTGTAAGCCACTTGCACGCCGCGCTTGTAGGCTTCTCTGGCGAAGTATGCCAGTAGGTCTTGTACTTCTTTCGGGAAGATGGCGTCAAGTGTTGACGACAGTAAGCCCGATAAGTCACGGCTTACAGATTTGTGTGTATCGCCATACCGATTGGCGATCTGCTCAGCCTGCTTGGCCAGGCCCTTCTTGACCGCGATGGCCAGGGCCGCCTCGGTGGGGGTGTGTACCTCGCTCAGCCAGCCACGCCACAGGGTAGCCCTCGCAGCCTCCACAGGGTCGAGGTCTTCGGGGTCTTCAGGATTCATCGGCCCAGGCGCATCTGGGGGCTCAGCAGGCTCGACAGCAGGGGCTGCGGGGTCGAGGCCCCTGGTTAGCCAGTCGCTCAGGGCCTGGGTGGTCGCGGGGGTGGGCTCGCTGACAGCAGGTGCCAGAGGGGCATCGTCGAAGCCCTCATAAGAGGCGGCCGCTGCGGGGTCAGCACCCAACATGACCCAGCTCGATATACGATTCAGGCGAGCGTCACGGCTCTCTTGTAGTGGTGCGACGCTGCTAAAATCGTGCTGGATCTGGATGTCAGGCCCCCACCCAGACGCCACCTCGGTCAGCATGCTGTCGAGCACTTCGCTCAAACCTACCAGATTCTGCCAATAGGTGGCCATCTGCTCGCGAGACGTCGCGTAATTGGCAGTCGGCAAGCCCACACGAGCAGGAGGTACACCAAACGCGGCCAGGATCGTGTCGCGCGTCATTACGCGTTGAGTCGTGAATTCCATATCGCGTAGGGTGTATGCTGGAAACTCAACATTCATCTCAGCAGGCAAGGCCATAGCAGGCGCATTGTCGGCCACGATCTTCGCATAGGCATCGACAACCGCCTTGCGTTGCTCGTTGGTGAGCATCGTGCCCTCAGAGGGGCTGAATATTGCTGATGGGCGGCCTTGTTTCGATTGGCTGGCTGACAACTCAGCTGCCGCAAAGTCGGCTGCAAGGTCTTTAGCCAGGGCCCGGATCAGGCCCTCACCCATCAGACCCTGGGCACCGTAGGCCCATTGGGTCAGATGCGCATGCACTACCAGATCTGAGGCATAGGTGGTCGGAGCACCGCCATAGGGCGTGAATTCATACCCTTCAGCAAAGCCGAAAGGCCCAGGGACAGGGCGCACGCCTTCTGGGTGCAACAAGGGTAGGCTGGTCGGCTTGCGTTTGTCGCCAGTCTTGAGAGCATAGCCGTTGCCGCTCAGCAGGATATAGGCCCACATCTGGCGCTCCCAACCGACACGACGCTGGCCGCTGGTAGGCCGATTGAGCAGGCGACGCAACTCAGGGATCTCGACTACCTGGGCGCTCTTGCCTTCGCCCTTGACGATGCGCAAAGGCAGGCTCGATAGGTCGGTGGCGATGTCGTCAACGCAGGCACGCACCCAAGGAAAAGCCACGATGGCGGCCATAGATGCGACTGGATTGTATGCCTGATACACTGGCGTACTGACCTGGGCAGTCAGCAAAACGGGCATCTTTGGTGCTTCCGACACCAGCCCAAACGCCCGCAATGTAGATTGCCACCAGCCCATGATGGCAGCGTATAGAAGCCTGGACAATCTGTCAAGCAGTCTATGGATAACTGCGACAATTTGTCATAGACCCCATGCGGCATCTTGTCTCTGGAGCCACAAGCATAGGTATCGAAGGGCATCTAAGCTGTGATTGTTGACGTCTATCGGCATCTCTTTCACTTTGTCGCCCCACAAATAACCCTCGATCTCACGTATCAGATCGACGCAGCAATCATGCACCAAGATATGGGGCTTGCCCTCAGCATCAGGTTGCAACCGGCTTGCGACCGCATTGATACCTTCTCTGATGTCTTTGGGGCTTGCGACCGTCGCAATATCGCATTCACTCAGCAGCGTGCGTCGCTGGTCGAGGCCAGCAGAGTCAGCGATAGACGCCTCGATATTCTCGTCGCCTGTGAGTGTATTGATGGTGTGCCCATTGGCGATCGTCGTGTGATTAGTACGGTACAAACAGCGATAAACGTGTAACACATTATCAGCCGGGTCACGTGCCACCCATAGACAGCAGAAGGGGTCACGCACACCGAAGTCAATGGCACGCCACCGACGCCACTCAGTCGGCAAGAGTCGGCTGGGGGTCACATGCAGATCTCGCCGCCATTGAGGCCACACACGCCCTTCCAACTGCGACCACTCGCCACGCTCACGCGCCGCTCGCTCATGGTCGCCGAAGCCGCTCAGCAGCTCTCTCAGGGTATCTTCTGGTACAAAGGGGTTGTCCAAGCCGTATATAACTGTAGCGCCTACATTTGACGGCACATCTTTGACGTAACGCTCATAAACCCACGTAAGCCCCTTCAATCCTGGGGTAAACGTAATCAATGCGCGTGCGTCATAGTCGGCCAGCCGCATCAGCAGCTCATTCCATGCGGGCTGATCACCGGGTTCCTCATCGACCCAGGCTCCATGGATCGCATCGCCTTGGAAGCCCTCACGCGTCTGTGCCCAGGCTTTGCAGAGTATCTTACCGCCATTTGGTAGGATCGCCTCAGCCTCGTTGTCAGCGCCCCAGTTTCGCTTTTTAGTGCCTTCTGGAAGATACTTGTCGAGCTTGTCTCTGATGTATCGACGGCTATCTGGGAAGGTCAGCGACACAGCCCAGATCATGCCAGGGCCCGGCTGTATGACGCTGACATCGATGCCGTTCTCAACGCCCCACTTCCTCACATCTGGGTGGTCGCGGCCAAGCGCATGCGCGACCGCCCATTGAGCGCCCAGGTCTGTCTTTCCAGCACGATTGCCGCCATTGACCAGCACGATCCGCTTGGTGGCATCGAGGGCCAGGGCCGCTGCTCGCCTCTGACTGGTGCGAGGCAGGGGACGATCCCAAAGGGCCGCATAGGCCAGGGGTCGGGCTTTGCGACGACGGGCCAGCTCGACCAAGATAATGTATTCTTCTTCGAGGGCTGCTCTACTTGGGCGTGACACTACGGGCAACTTTTAGCCGGTCAATCCTGGCTATCAGCTCAGCGTCACTTGCTGACGACAGTGGCGATGTCACTTCGTGTTTCTGGGTGGCTGTCAGGCCAGCACGGTCTACAAGATCTTGTAGTGCCCTCACCTGCTGAGGCGTGCCCACAATATCGCCTTGTGCAATCTGGTAGAGGGTATCGATACAGGCGTCTATGCGTGCCTGCAACGTCTCTGATGCGTCAGAGAGTCTTGATGCAAGCTCAGCATCCAGCTTGTCTTTGACCTTCTTTAGCTTCAGTGTGCGTGCGACCGTCGCATGATCGACGCCTATCCTGGCCTCTATCTGTCGCAGACTTGCACCGCCCAGACGCAGCGCCAATATCTCAGATTGTCTGGGCGTCAGGCTGTCGCGGGGTGGTGATGTGGTGCCCTTAGCCGCCTTCATTGACCACCCCCTTCGCTCGCATCGACCCAGTACCACCGCCGCCCAATCAAGATGGCATTGCTCACACCATCGTCGCAATAAACCCGGACGATGGCATCATTTTCGATGGGCACCGACAGGTAAGACGACCCAGGTATGATGTGGGGCGTGCCCTTGCTCAAGTCGAGCGTCGCAAAGTCAGCCTCAGACCAGCATTCGCCGCCATTGGGGCTGGTGTTGTGGGCCATGACGGGGCGGATCTTGGTGGTCGTGCCCTCTTTCACGAGGCACCGAACCGCACTTGACCACGATTGCGGCCCCCTGTAGGCGTTGAGGCTGGTCTTCTCTTCGGTGCTCAACATCAAGGGTATCTGATGGGGGCGGTGGGGTTGCTCGACACGCGGGGGGCGGCCTGGGCAGCTTCGGCTGTGCTTCTTGGCCTCGCCGGTACAGGCGGGGCATGGGTGGCGACGTGTCATACAGGCATGGTACCCGCACGCATCATAGGCGTCAAGCAGAAAGCAGAAAAGCACCGGTTTCCCGATGCCCTCCAGCCCTCGACACTACGACTTTTTTTGAAGTAGATGTACTTTACTCCCCATGCCTCATTATTAGATGATTGAATAGCTGCAACATGCAGCCATCACAAACCTATGACGCGTGTGGTTCTATGTCAACCGCTACCTGACGACGCTCTAAAATCGCCCGTTTCCAAGCAAAGCACGCCACGATCAGGTCATCGATCTCCTGTAGGCGGCGCTCAGAGTTGAGCGCCGTCAATGCCTCAAGCCACTCTTCGCACACGAGCCCTTGCCACGTCTCAACAGGCCGTGCCCGACATACAGCCAGTGCTGGCACCAATTCAGCCACAGGCACCTCTGTATCGGGGTAGTCACGCCCCCGACCGTAGGTCGCATCGGCCCTGACCAGCCCCGCCACCACGTCAGCCAGCCCTGGCAGCGCCGCCTGGGCCGCAAGGGTCGCCGTAGTGCAGGCTTCCAGGGCCAGGGCGTAGTCGATCATCTGCCGATAGCGGATCAGGTGCTCACCGATGGGCACGTCGCTCGCATCGAGCTTGGCCATCAGGTCGTCGA